CTTATATTCGTGATCTCTACATTAAAATATGTACTTCCTCTAAAGTAGAAATTGAAACTATCATTGTCTCCCTTCGCAACGACCATCGGAAGAACATTCTTACCTTCAACGATAGTATAGCTTATATTATTGGCACCACCAAGATAAAAATCTCTAATGTAAGGTGCGCCTGATATAATACTAGCATCAAACTCAACTTGAATAATATCCCCTTCTACATATGAGTCAGTATCAATAGCTACATATGGTCTATTACTGTTTGAACCTGTTAGAGTGATCTCTAAATTCATACCTGTTGCCGATGTTCTAAGGTACACAAATTCAACAGAAGAAGAACCTGCCTGAGCAACTGCAGCTACATCAATTATTGTTCCTGACCTTCTAGTTAATACAGTTTTAAGGTCTGTTATTTTCACGTCCCATAATGTTCTGCCATCGTAATAGAAACTGAGTTGATCAAGTGCGCCAAGCACATCTAAGGTTACGGTATTTAACCCTTCTACTACTGTTTGGTTGATTACCCCTGTAGAACCACCACTTTTATATCCCCCTATTATTGGAGTTCCGCTAATTATTTCAGCATTAAAAGTTACCACTAATCTATCTCCTTCTACAAATTCCTCTATAAGATCAGCATTAATCAAAGGTCTATACTGATTTGTTCCGGCTACCGTCACTTCCAAGTCATACGATTGCTCATTAATTTTTGTCCAAGCGGCTGTTTCGTCACCAGGAGAATAATTAACAAACCAATCTATTACATTTCCAGCTCTTAACGTTTCCATGTAATCCTCTATGATTGTACCCATTACGGCATGTTTATCTCTCATGGACGCTCCGGCAAATATTAATCCAACTCCAGAAAGAGAGTCAAATTGACCGTTATTATCCCCTTTATTAGTATAATGACCTGCCATTACACCAAAACTTTCGCTAGTTAGGTCTGGTGGCAAGGTTGCTACTATTGGTAGTGATTGAATTTCTACACCTCTACTGTATACGTTAAAAGTATCATCGGGAACATCTCTGTCATTAACTATTAATCCTCTTTCTACACTATCAGAATCAGTCCATCCATCATCTCTTAGGTTAGTCGTTGTAAACCAATGAAGTCCGTCTGTGTTTAATCCCATTTCCGGACTTAAACCATCAGCAGTAGAATCTCCTGCAGTATAAACAATACAGCAAGATGGAGATAGTCTATTGACATAAACTCCTGATGAATAACTATTTTGAACATGCACACCGTCTAATTTTGGCGCAAAATTAGTATCTATCCATGCTAACAATTCCCCTTGATACCCTTTGTTTGGAGTATGTGGTACTACTCCTTGCCTGTGTACGGCTAAGTGTTTTGTTGGGTCAATCCAATTAAGCATAGCAAAATCAGCACCACCATCTGTTGCATATTTTTGAAGGAAGTCAAGTTGTTGCCATATTGTAGCAATAGTCCCACCTCTTGTTCTTAATAGAATCACTCCGTCAGCTAAGTTATGTGTGTAATCTACTGTGTACACACCTGCGCCACCTAGACAATTCAGTATCAATCCACCATTGTTATTAATAACTCTAAGTTGGTCTACATCATCAGATTCTTCAACTTTAACCGTTATTCTATACCTGTCACCATCAGTCATTATATTCTGTTGGTAAACAGCATTATCCTCACTTGTAGAGTCTAACGTAATTCCTTTGGCTAACCATGTTTCACCACCACCATAAGTTAACCAACCTGAGCTTCCTATCATTTCTGAATTAGCCATTAACTCAGGAGAAATTGTATTCATATGTTGGTCGATAAGGTCACTAAATTCCTGAGCTTTATCCCTTAAGGTTCCACCCATCCAAGCCATACCTACCTCTGCGTCACAATGCCAATCCATTTGAGTAGGATGTTTTATTGCTAGAATCCCTATCTCTTCAACAACCATTTGTCCCGGATCACCTAACTCTGCACCACCTGCAGACACTCCGCCACTAAAGAAGTCAGTATCTCTTCCAACTACAGTTTGGTCAAAATCTCCATGTAACATACCTGCTGTCACAAACGGAGTCTGAACAACAGAGTCCGTAACTCTTGTGTGTGTTTCAAATATTAATCTGTCAGGAGTTCCTTCAATCATAAATATAGCTGTTTCCGGTTGTCCGGCTCCATCTACACCACCACCCATTACGGTATACTCAACAGTATATGGTTGGGAAATCCAACATCCATATGCCCAATTGTCTATTGTCCAATTAACACCGTCTACTGATGGAGAATACTTAGTATTTACAGCCATGTCGAGTCCGTTGCCTTTGATACCTAATCCTGGAGTCCATGAAGGTCTTCCATCATCTTCTGCAACCTTAGTCGGGTCTATCCAATCGATATAGCCGAAGTTTTGACTTCCGTTGTTTGCGAACATAAAGAACGAATCCAATCTCGTCCAAATACCTAAACCTTTTAATGCTCCGACCAAACTGTTCTGAATTATTTGATGAGAGATTGTAGGTAGAGTGTAGCCAAGAGAAGCACCCTTGTCAAGCACAGCCTGATAAGACGGGTCAAACCCACCTGCACCAACAGAAACTAAACTGCGGATTTTTGTTATGTTCCTTATTTTTCTCACTCTTATTTCGTAATAGCTATATCTCCGGAACCAATTTTAGCACGAACATATATATCTTCGTCACCAAAACTTCCAGGATTAACACCATCTAAAGGTCTTAATAAGAATCCTTTATCTGTGTCAGCTGGTGCTGTATCTCCAATAACAACAGATATAACTCCGTTACTAATGTTTTGTAAAGCGTTCCATGCTCCGGCTAATCCTACTAATGCGTAAGATTCTGTGGCTGTAATAATTACTGTAGTCATTTTTCTATGGTTTTATTTAAGTTTAACATTTTTTCTTGGATAGCATTGTATAGTTTTGATTTTTCAGCACATCTACCTTGCCTCTCCATATTTTTAGATAGATTGTTCATTCTTTCTTCAAATTTGTTTTTTTTCATAATTTTACATTTTTTCTTTCCATTCGTAGTACTCAGCTTTAGCTTCTGCAGGTGTGAATATTAATGCATCAACCATTAGCTTCATTCCGGCAGTCACAGACTTTAAACTTAACGCTTTAGTCTTCTCCAAGTCTTTAAACATTGGTAAATGCACCATTGACGCTTGTAAGTCAGTACCATAACGGATATTAATAGTATTTGTGAAGTCATTAAGCTCTCTCTGAATTTTAGATTGAACAAAATGTATCACAGCTTTGCTTTGATTTTCAAAAGTAGAACTACTCCCGGACAAAGAGAATAACTCGGGTGGAACACCTAAAGTAGCTATAATTATCATTGCATCAGCAATAACACTCTCATCTAAGCCTAATTCCTTTAGTTTTATGTGTAAAGACTGCCATTCTAGGGCAGAATTCGTAATAATTGTACGTTTTTTGCCAACTCCTAGACCATAATCAACAGACATTTTCTTCTCAATATCAGCTTTTTCACCTGTTTTCATAGGTACCTTAGCGATATTACCAACAGATTTATTCGTAACCATATCCTTTCCGTTAGAATCGATTACGATATTCTTAGCAGAAAATGCCTTATGGATGTTTGTTAGAGGCATCTTTAAGGAGTCAATTCTGCTAGGTGCTGTGAACATATTCTTTTCAAGACCGTTTGCCAGGTCGTAGAACGTCAGCACTTGTTTCATCTGAATGTCAAAGTTCTGACCTTGCTGGTCATACTTGAACGGTTGGTTCATAACCTTGTTAGCCTCACCCTGAGTTTGTACAATTCCGGTTTTAAACTTATCGTCAAACTTTATTAAATCCGGCTTCAGGTTTTCCATGAACTTCACCCTAGAAATATTGTTCAAATCACTACCTGTAGCCGTTGGTAAGATATAATTGAATCCACAACTATATTTGTACCATATGTATTGCTTTAAAAAGTCATCCCTTGTTTGGTAAATGTTTGGTTTGTTTAAGAGTTTGATTAAAGGAGTATTGTCCTTACCACCATCAGTAAACTCAGCATTTGCGAAATAATCTGCAATTAATTGTATTGCCGGAAGTAATATTGGATTACTGTAAGAAACCTTTATTTTGTCAGATAAATCATCCCAAGTTGCATTTCCTTGACCTGCTCTATAGTAAAATGTTTGACCCGATGTATTTCTTACGAAATTCCATGCACTTTTAATTATATTCATCTAATATTCTTTTAAATCTTCATAAATTAATTTCAATCCTGTAACACTATCCGCAGCATCATCCCACTCGTTTAAGGTTTTATCCTTATTGTATTTAAAGAATTGTCTCAATGCTTGATCATACATGGAACCAAACTCAACATCTCTCCGGAAGATAATCTTCAACCTTGTGCCACCTGCATTTGTTAATATCCTGGTGTGTTTCCCCGAGTCCGAACTTTGGTTCACTTCTATAATAGAACAGTTTTCCGGAATCCTGTTATCAACCTCAGACGCAAATATACTACCCATGCCATTTGTTTCTATGCCGGTATAGTCTAAATTGTAATGAGCAATAAACTCAGCACATGCATCTATCGTTACTTTACTACTCTCATCAGTAAAATACCAATCAACAATATAAAGGAAGTTCCCAATCTCGTATCCGATAGGAAACGATAAGTAGTCAGTACCTTTGTCTGCTACATCTATAAACCCAATTTTTTTTACGATATTGTTGTAATTTATGTCAGGTAGGTCAAAATACTGAAAATCTTTAGGAAAAAATAGTGAACCTTTTATGTTGTCACGCCACTTACCCATAACAACAGTCTGATATTCCTCAGGTTCTTTTTCTTCCATACGCTTGAATTCTCTCCAAACATTGTCAGCAATTAAGTCCCTGTCCAGATCTAAATAAGTAGTATGTATATATAGTACATTACCAACGATTCCGTTGAATCCGGCTTTGACACCTCTGTTCTCGTAAAACTCTTTGTAAATCCAATGTTCCTTATCGCTAGGATTAAGAGATAGAATACTAACATTTTGCACATCTTTAACACGTATTGATAAATAAACCTTTTTCCATGTATCTAAATCAGGAATTTCCTCAGCCTCATCCACAAGGAAGCAACTAAAGTCTTTTAGTGATTTAAGTGACGCTGTTTGATTACCACCGGAAGTTTTGATACCTTTAAATACTACCTTACCTTTCTTGTTCGTCTTCGAAGTGATACGATCTTTTTTTACTTTGAAGTATGGTGTGTAGCCAAGTATCTCAACCTTCTCCATGAAGTCAGGAATAATTGTATCCTCTGCAGAAGTCAAAGTATAACGAGTAAATAATATCCTATGCATGTAGTTCTGAACCCAATCAGTCGCAGCCAAAGACATAACAAAGGATTTCCCCGAGTTACGTCCACCTGTCACTAGAATAGTATCGACCTTGCTCAACCGAAGTGCATAATCTCGAGGTATCGCAGTCGATGAACCCTCTATGACTTTCTTCGCTTTTGGCAAGTCGAACAATGGTTGATACTTTTCTGAAATAAATAATCTTGTGCCTTTGTCGTCTTCCATTAGTTTGTTTTAAAAATGGAGAAGAAGGATAACTTCTCCGTTGAGGTCTGTTTTATAAGGTTTTTTTTGTATTCGCTGAGTTCCCCTTCACCTTAAACTCTGAACCCTTTTTGCATCCCAATGATTCATCTCATGGGTCAATTTTATCCACCATTCATCTTGCGAATCTTAGTGTCGTTGTCTGCTTTTGTAAATATGATCTGAGGTGCAGGTTTAGACGCATCTCCCTGATCTTGCTGAACATTCATTGCCAATCCATCTAAGTTATGCAACATGAAGATCATTGCAGTCGGAGATACTCCTTCTTGCATTTTTTCCTCATAATATTGTGTGATCAATGTTTTTGCGTAACTGATAGGCTCAAAGTAGGCAGCATGATTTGACGAGAAATTGTACATTTGTTTCCGGGACGTGAATCCTAAATGTAATACAATACCCATCAGAGTGAGAATCTTAAGCTCTATAGTCTTCTCATTCGGCTTCCTTCCAATGACGTGATTTCTAACCTTGCATCCGTTCTTAACGTATTGCTTGATCATAGTCATCATGTCCTCAGGACTTTGGTAGACAGGTGGTTTTCCTGTTTCCTTAGTATAAAGCTTCTTTAAGTTCTTTGGCAAGTCTTTGTATTCGTTGATTATTTCCATATTGATTTTAGAACGAAACAAAACCAATTATATTATATTACGTATGACATATATAGCATAGTAGTTGTAGTTTTGAGAATATTGTGAGCTACCTAAAAGCGTCCCGGCATCCCGTTCTTATGGCTACAGGTACCCTTTTTTCATGACACATCGTCATCCAGATCTGGACATAATGTCAGTCTTTTAATTAGGTATTGTCACTTTGTCATGTCTGCATACTTTGGCACGATATTATATTTATATCATATATAATATAATAATATACTATTTGTTTGTTTATAACGTTAATATAATGTATTTTAGCCATGTGCAACGAGCATATAACATAAACAAATCACTTAACACATTCATTATGAAGAAATTAGAGTACATTTACACATCGGACAACGGACAAATTGTCAACGTTATACAAACGAAAGTAAGCGAAAATAGCAAGATTGGTATAGGTTACATCATGCAAACATATCATTTTAGTATTGATCAAATATATGATATGAATTTAACCAACGATCTTAAAACTTGCTTAAATTGTCCTTTATCATTTAATATGAACAACAATAAGACGGGCGGATGTTATACACATAAGGGACTTCAACGCTTAGGTTTAAACTCTATGTTGAAACGTTTAAATAGATTGTATACAACGGGCGCAATTATATCATATGACAGTAGCAAATTAGATGCATTCATTATAAAGGTTCAAGATACGTATCCCTTAGATTTAATTAGATTTGGTGCCTATGGTGAACCTATTCATTTAGGTGAAGAGGTGACAACAAAATTAACTTCTCTTACTTCTAACTTTACAGGGTATACACACCAATACAAAAAAAGTTCTTATAAGTGGTCAAACAAATTTTTTATGGCGTCCGTACATGATGCAAACGACTTAAGTATTGCAAGATTTTTTGACTTTCGTAGTTTTATTGCAAAGGACAAAGATTTAACAATAGAGGGCGTTAATTGTCCCGCTTCTAAAGAGGCAAAAACTAATTTATCATGCATTAAATGTAAATTGTGCAATGGTACATCTAAAGGAATTAAAAAAGATATTTATATTAACATTCACTAAATTATAAAATTATGAAAAACTTAAAAAACATTATCGCAAAAATTAAAAGAGTAATTAAATTAATTGATACATGGTTAAGAATTCCAACAGGTACAATCGGAACCATGTTTTAATATAACATTGCTTAAATTGATTAAAAACATCCTTTATAGGGTGTTTTTTTTTGTTATATGATATAAGTTATTTGTTGATCTGTAGAAATTAGGATAAAGAGACAAAAATTTAATTGATCATATCTTTAATGTAGCTTACATTTAGTATTAATACCAAATATAGCATTATAAGACATTTTAAGATATGTTTAACGAGCTTAATTCCAGATCTGGTATTGAGTGACATATGTATTTTTTTAACAGTCTTAGAAGTGATCTTTTCAAAATAGGTGTTTCCAGGATAACTTTTAATTTGAGTTTTTTTAGGTGAAAGTAAGCAAATAAGCAAAGGATTGTAAAAAACAGAACAAACAAGATTTTTTTTACACGTTTTTAACACGTTTTTTACAGCTCAAAACAAGGCTATTCTATTCTATATTAATACTTTATAAAAAATAAGTAAAAAATAACATAATATAGAGAAAATAATAGCATAGCAAATTATAATAATTACTCTAATATATATATATAAGAACTCAGAACGTTTTTTACAGAGCCTTTTTTTTACAAACCGCTGTAACCTGTACTACCATTGACTTAAGCCTGTTAAAAGCCTGTTAAAAGACGTTTTTAAGCCTGTTTTAATATTACATAGTATATAATATTTTTTACATTTATAACTTATTTAATATTAATACGTTAACCACTATTTTCAAAATAATATCAAAAATAACATAATAAAAATTAGGATTATGTGTTATTTAGTATATCTTTGCAGAGTAATTATTTAGAACATCAAATATTTTACCACGTTCTTTGAATAGCTTAAAACATTCCTTCCGATTATAGGGATGTATAAACACAATAATAATTAGAGGTGTGATTACCTTGAATAGCTTAAAAGCTTAGTACTTTAAAAGCATCTCAAAAAATCACGTATCATGACAAAAATCATGAAGGTAGAGAAGTCAACACCATAAAGAGACTTTGGGTAAATTCCGACTCCACACAGATAGGGCAAAAAGGTAAAAATAACCAACTAAAAAGAGGTTATGGCTAAATAAATTAGGTTCGACTCCTTACTTACCACTAACATTAAATTATATTATCATGACTTACAAAGGAAACAAATTATCAAGCGTATCAATTAGTGATGTATCAATGGCAGATTATCCTGATTTCTCGGATGCATTCGTAGAAGAGGCATTTTTGGATTGCGAAGACAGATGGCTAACAGAACATGAGCTTGAAGACGATTGTATTTCTGATCAAACAGGCGAATACATTATGGAAAATTTAGATTTATACAATTAAACAATAATCATTTAAAACAATTAAACATCATGATGCAAATCACAAAAATCAGTACAAAAACAATTACAGGTAGAAAAATTTATAACTCTTTAAAACCTAGCCAATCACTTAGAGGGGTGAACATTAAAATTGGAAGTGCAAAGAGCAAACCTGCATCTAAAGAGGTTCCCTATCATACTTATGGCTTTATAGGTTATCTAAAAGGAAATAACGTTTATGTTACTTTCTCAAATTTTATGCTTAAGGGTCATAAATCTTTATTCACTTATTAAATTGAAACAGTATGACAGCATTAGAAAATAGGGAGCTATCATTAACTCAAAAAAATTTAGTAGTAAACAATTATAACAAATCATTTAAAACAATTATCATGAACAAACAAGGATTAAGTAGAATAGTAAACATCGAAAATGTAACTCCAAAAATGAATATATTTTTTCGTGCATGGGCAATTAAAACAGCATCACCAAATTTAAGGTTTGCGACTGCATTAAAAAAAGCTTGGGCAATTGATTCCTTAAGACGTAAAATGCAATCAGGTACCGTTGAATTCGTGTATAAAAAGTCTGATGGCACCATTAGAATAGCACAGGGAACGCTTAAATCAGATAAAGCAGTTGTCAAAGGTGGACAAACCACAAAGAGCTACAAGCAATTTAATACAATGCCTTATTTTGACATAGAGGCAAATGGATGGAGAGCTTTTAAAGTTAATCAATTAGTAACAATCTTTTAAGATGATTGTAGTTGAAATAATTAAGGTACACAGCCAATTTAAGGAAATCTTTCCTCTTGGCTCTGTAGCTTACTTTAGGAATGAAAAACCTAAAGCTACAATTACCAATACAAATGGCGTAATATACCATGCGGAGCAATTAACAAAATGCTTTTCTAATCGCTGTTCATTTTCGGAAGTCTTTAAAAAAATATAATATTAATCAGGGAATATATAAGCATAACAGAGCATTGTAAGTGCGCAAAGCACATCACTATTCCCTTTTAAAATAAACATTATGGTAAAAGTATATTATCAATCAAATTGTCACGCTGAATTGGTGGCAACATTCGAACATGAGGAAACATACATGTTGTGTTTACCTGCATTAATTAAAGATGCAAAAGATGGTGAAATGACAGTAACCGAAACAATATTATAATAACCTAAAACAAATATATCATGGCAAAATGTAAAGTAACTTTATTAAGCAGAGTACAACAAATTTGGCAATTCATTAACTTTAATCATCCAACCCGAAAAGAACTAACATGTTACATTTTAAACGTAGATGTTAAGGATTACAAAAAATCCATGAGGGGTCAATATGGTACCAATATCGCAGAGTGGAAAAGAAAGGGACACGTAGCCGTTATTGATAAGAAGTATACAATTACACCTGAGAGTCTCAAAGATAACACAGGGCGCATGTATATAGCCTTACCATCCATTGTAGATGGATTAGCAAACCGTAAAGAAACAAGGCGTCAAGGTTTTCAATTATCTGAGGTAGAACAGAAGCTACAAGAACTCAGGCAAGAGAATAGAGTCCTCAGAGCTAAATTAGAACGAATTCATTCACTATCAAATTTATATTAATAATGCCTTACATAAAGCAATTTGACAGCAAGGTTCAATCATTGGCATGTTCCTTAGCTAGTAAGAGAGTTAAAGAGAATTACGGTAATGAGTCACCATTTAGAGAAGAAGAGAACGGTGACTTCCGATACAAAGATGATGCACAAGACATGTTCAATCATCATTATGAAGAGTACACAGATGAAATTATAAAACGAATTTATCAATAAAACAAATAGAAATGAAAAAACTTTGGAAGTACATCGTAGAATTTATCAGAACATTATTAATACGCAGAAGTATTAAAAACAAAAAGGCATCAATTGAAGAGATCGTAAAAAAGAAGTTCAATTTTATTGGCTCTTCTAAGAAGAGAATAGGTCAAACCTTATATTCCTATGACCCATTGACAGAACTGATAGAGAAGGTACCTATGATCGCTCAGGATGGCAATAACATCAGGGGATTTATTAACCCTGATTGGTGAAACGTACAACATTCGGTACATTATTCAAACCGAATTTGGATTAGGATTTATCCTAAATGATTATCCTTCCACAAGGATATTTTTATCACATTTGTTTATGCCTAAACTAGATTATATTGAGCATGAACAATTAGTATATGAATTATTTTATAACAACTAAAAACAGATAGCTATGACTTGGTTAAAATGTAAAAATTGTAGGTATAAAAAGGACAATGGTACATGCAGAAATGCACACAACGAAGAGACATTCTTAAAACCAATTAGTAGCGAATCTGTTTGCAGTTACTTTAGTGTAAACTAAAAACAAAATTATGGCAGTAGATTTAAGATGCCCGAATTGTTATGACAATTTAGGGAAAGACAAAGAGAACCCGAAAAAAGCTTGGTGTGGTACATGTGGTACACCTGTAAACAATCCTTATGGACATGATGATGATGAAGACTGAAACATATAAAGGATTCGGAATAATCCCTGACGAACTATTAGGTTACTCAGGGATTGATCGTCAAGGAAAATGGATGCTATCTAATAGCAATAAAAAAGTAATAAAATCAACAATTGATAACATAATTAAATACGAAGAAAATGAATCTAAATAAACCAATTGCATTAGTAAAAGTATGTCATGAATGTGGCATGGCAGGTGAATTTTACGGACACGAACATCAAAACTGTACAGAATGTGGTACAGAAGTTATGGTGTTAAGAGGTATACCAAAAACGGTGCCTTACATCAAACCTGAGGGTTTAAATGTACTATCGTTATTCGATGGTGCATCATGTGGAAGAGTCGCCTTAGATAAAGCAGGTATTCCTGTAAAGAACTATTTCGCATGTGAGATTGACACATACGCAATGGAGATCAGTAAAAAGAACTATCCGGAAATCAAACAACTTGGTGACGTTCAATGGATTTCAAAGCATATGTTTGCAACGCTTAAAATTGATCTGTTAATAGGTGGTTCACCATGTCAAAGCTTTTCAAAGGCAGGGGATGGTACCGGATTTGATGGTAGCTCTAAATTATTTTGGGAATATGTACGTATTTTAAAAGAGGTAAAGCCAACGTATTTCTTACTTGAAAACGTATCAATGAAAAAAGAATGGGAAGAAATTATTACTAAAGCTGTAGGTGTAGAGCCTATTAAAATAAATAGTGGTAAATTGTCAGCCCAAAATAGAAAGAGATTGTATTGGACAAACATACCTAACGTAAAGCAACCTGATGATCTAGGCTTAGTTCTATCGGACATTCTATTGGACAATTCAGAAGTGGAAGAGAAATTCTTCCTGACTGACAAAGCAATTAGCTACATGGACAGGATTCGTGATGTAAAGAGAGGTAAAAGTAGATGGGAGCATCACAAAAATCCATTAGAAGGCAAGTCTGCCTGTCTGACAGCTAACATGTACAAAGGTGTGCCTTATGGCGTTGTGCAATTCGACAAATGTGAGCAAATTGCATCAGTTGATTTAAAAGGTCATGATCAGATAAAAAGAGTTTACTCTGAAAAGGCAAAAGCTCCAACTGTTAATGCATGTACAGGTGGGAACCACCAACCAAAGGTATTGGACAGAGAAAGGCAAATTGCTCGAAAACTGACTCCATTGGAGTGTGAAAGACTGCAAACTCTTCCGGACAATTATACTGAGGGTGTGTCAAATACTCAGAGGTATAAAATGATCGGTAACGGTTGGACTGTAGATGTGATCAGTCACATATTTAAAAACATCGATGTTCAGCAAGACTGAATGGTATGCTGAAAATAAAGATAGCTATCTTAAACGCAAACGAGATAGCTATCATCAGCGTAAAAGAGAAAGAGCTAGGCTTAAGATGAAAGAGCCTGTATACGAAATGACACCACAAAGGAAACATGACTTCCTGAGGGTATTTGAAGTGAGTAGTGAGAGTGTAAAAATTAAAATCTTAAAACAGTTAAATATTAATTTAAATTAAAAATAAGAATGAAAAGAGTAACAAATTACGAGGAATTATTAGACATAATTCAAACGGTTATGGGTGAAAGATATGTATCTCAAACTGAATTAGCAAAAGGAATAGATGTAACACAACCTTACATGAACAGATTGTTCAAACAAAAAAACAAACCGTCAATTGAGGTTATTTTCAAGATATGTGATTACCTTGAAATTCAATTGGCTTGTGCAACTCCAATCCCATTATAGAATATGCTCAATGTTATAAGAAAATATAATAGTGAGGGTAGTCACTTGATGGATATTACAGATATTGTCGAAAGTAAAAGACGAGATTTGCAATATGACATGGAAAAGGACGCATTTACGACTGTTTCTAAAGGTGAAATAGTATTACGTATCAAAGGCAAACAAATCATTGCACCTGCAGATGTTCCTAAGCTTTGCAAAAAAGGAGAATACAACTTCTTTGATTTTATTTGTACGGCAAAATTTAAGGACAATGCAGTAGCTACCATGACCTATGTTCAACATCAGGTTTATGGTGACAAGATTCCTTATATCTGTATTGGTACCGATTACTACAAAGTGATCAGTACATCAGATAGGTATGGAATTGCAAGAACTAAATTGAAGTTGTGGAAGTCTACAGAAATTAAACCGTTTCATGGTAAGGATGTTATTTTCGAAATCCCGAGATACGATGATTTTTGTTTAGAGCCAAATAACATTGACTATGAGCCAATCATAGATAATTGTTACAATCAACACAATGAGTTTAGTCACCAACCGGATATTTACGGTGGTAGTTTTAAATGGACTAAGCAATTGCTTAAACACGTTTTTGGTGAACAATATGATCAGGGATTAAAATACCTGCAGGTATTGTACATGCATCCTAAACAAGCTCTTCCAATATTAGTATTGGTATCTGAGGAAAGGTCAACCGGAAAGTCTACATTTATAGATTGGCTGACAGTATTATTTGGTGAGAATATGGTTGTGGCAAACCCTAAAGACATTGGTTCCGATTTTAACGGGAGCTATGCAGATAAGAATATTATAGGGATTGAGGAAAGCAGATTTGACAGCGTTCAAACAACTGAGAAGTTGAAAAACTTAGCAACGCAAAAAAAGATCTTGGTTAATCCGAAACATGTTCAACCGTATTCATTACCGTTTTTTGGTAAGCTTATAATTACATCTAATGACGAGCATAAATTCTCTAAGGTAGATGATAAAGAAATCCGGTATTGGGTGAGGAAAGTTCCTTCCCTAAAGGATAAAGCGAATCATAATATTTTGAATGACATGGTGGCTGAAATTCCTAATTTCTTGTCTCATTTATTATCTCTTCCTAAGATTGATTTTAGTAAGTCTAGGATGGTATTTGAAGAGCATGAGATTATGACAGACGCATTGGCAGTTGTAAAGAGTGAATCTAAAAGTCAATTGTATAAAGAAATGTATGACATATTTGAAGACTTGTTTGCGAACAACTCAGATTTGGAAGCCATTGAATTTATACCTAAAGATGTAAAGGATAAGTTCTACAGTCACAACTCTCAGGTAGGCACATCATATATCCGGAGTGTAATGAAAAAAGAGTTTAACATAAACACTTTTGGAGTCAGGAGATACTATCCATTTGACACAGAGCAAATGAATGCAACATCAAGAACAGGTGATGCTTTTAAGCTCAGGAGAGACTTTTTTGCTAACGTAGATGTTAGCGAAGAGGAAAAGGAGATAGCCTCTAAAAAAGAAATCAAATTAGATGAATTACCTTTTTAATTATGAAACAAACACAATTTTTAGAAGTATTAAGGCAAAGGGACGCATTGATCGATGTTCTGATTTTATCACATCTAAAGACTTTAGGGAGAATGTACTCCCTAGAGTCCAACGATGCAATGAAACAGGCAAGGAACATGATCGTTGATTATTATGCTGAGTCATATATGATAGAAGAGAAGATCACTAATGAAACAGATGCAGTATTGAAAATGGACATTGCTTATGATCGTAAAATCAAATATCTGTCTCAGATAGATGGTAGAACAAAAGCACTTTCAAGAATGTTAAAAGAAATGTCAGCATCCATAAGGGTAAGAACTTTAAAGCAAATGAACTCATGACAGAAACTGAAATAGTTCACCTACCGGATGGTAGAATAATAATTTATTTAAAAAAGTTTGGTAGTCTGAAATAAAAGACTATATTTGCCAAATATAAAAGTAACTCACTTAAAACCCCAACAGTATGAGTAGATTAACAAGATTATCATTATCCGATTTAAGGTCAATTGCCGACACTACGGAAAACACCTTAAGAACCAAAGTTCTCGATCAATTCGCAGAGGATTTATTACTAACTTTTTTGAACGAAGACGATACGCACATCAGGGATTACCATGATGGCGTTATTGAAATGGCAGTTTCCGAAGCCAATAACGGAATCTTTTCCTATGAGACTGATGACTTTATTTGTCTCGCTGAGGGTAAAGATTTTAACCTTAAATATGAGTTTGTCGTTAGCGGTGGAGTGTCACCAACGAGAGGTGCTATTCAGAACGCACAAATTCTTTTCAGAAAAATAGAATTCAATTTTTTAAATAACACATGGGATATGATGTCCAATTCTTTCGTTAAAAAACGTCTAGTTACCAAAATGAACGAGTTAGAATATGGCACTATGAACCTTGTAGAGTAGATCAGTATTATTTAGTATTAATTATTTAAATTTAAATTAAAATTATGAGTGGATTAAGTAAAAAAAGAGATGCAACAGATGGAAAAGCAATTTACATGAGTATAATTGCAGGTGAGTTAAAACAGAAAGTAACTGCAGAGACTCAGGGTGCATCCAAGAGGGTGTATAAGGTTACCGATAAGAAAACCGGAGTCGAAACAGAAGGTCACAAATGGGAAATTCAACATCAAGATATTTTTGGTGTTATCTCAGGAGTGATTTTTAAAGCATCGGATTATGGAGAGCAAATTGTCATCAAAATCTATAACGCAGAAGATGATATGACCGCAGTAATTACTTGTGGGTCTGATAGTCGTTATGGTACGGACTTTATGAAGAAATTAAAGAACTTGCAATTAGATGAAGAGATTTGTTTTAACGTGCATGACTTTGAGGCAACGGACAAAGATGGTAATGTGATTATGACCAAGAAAGGAAAGGTGAAGAAAATCACAGGTTGTAACATCACTCAGGATGGTAAGAAAATTCAAACATTCTATTACAACTATGAAAAGCAAGTAACCATTAATGGTTTACCTCTTGTAGACAAAGTTCTGCAGAAACAACTAGGTGAAGATTATTGGAAGATTTTCTTTATTACTGAGAAAGCATTTCTTAAAGGTGAAACGGAAGAGTATGTAAAGTCAATCGTCCCTAAAGTTAAACCTCAGGGTGAGGTAGTGGAAGAGGTTGCAGACTCAATTCCTGGAGAGCCTGATGATTTGCCATTTTAGTATTTAACCTTAAAGGGGATTGCCTTAACGCTTTCCCCTTTTCAATACACAAAACATATGTCACACATAACGAGAAGACAGGCAGACAGGGAAATAGAGTCCATGATGCTTGATTGCCGATCAGGTGTAAATAACACCTACCACTTTCCAAAGTTTGGAAATTTATCCATTAAACTCAAGCCTACAAAAACGATCAGGGATTGGGTAGTAAGGTACATTGAAGACAGAAATAACTTAACCTTCATCGATAAGGTTGTTAATAGTTAATATGAGAATACTTATAATTGATATTGAGACTACGGGATTAAGTCCTAAGAATGGTTCCATCGTTGAGGTTGGAATTGTTGAACTAGATTTGGAGACAGGAAAACGTAAAGTAATTTACGATACATTATGTCACCAAAAACCAATTACACTTGAACATGTTCAGAACTGTTGGATTGTTGAAATGGGATATATCACAGTTGACGAGATCAGAAGATCAGTTGACTTTAAAAAGATTCGTGATGACATTCAAGGGATTATTAATAATTACCCTGCAGGTGTCACAGCTTATAATAAGAAATTTGACATTAGTTTCCTAGAAGCTGCCGGAATCACATTCCCGAAAGTTCTTGATTGTCCTATGATATTAGCAACACCAATTTGTAAATTACCATCCACATATAAAGGTCATGGTAAATTCAAATACCCTAAGGTAGAAGAGTGTTACGATTATTTATTTCCGGACAATGATTACAAGGAAATTCATCGAGGTGGTGATGATGCTTTGCACGAAGCTGAAATAGTGTACGAACTTTATAAAAGAGGAATATTTAAAATTTAATTTATGTTTGGAAAGAAAATTAAAGAAGAGGTCGTTGGCGAACCGGAAGAAACGAAACGCCAAAAGCTAAAGGACATTAAAGATTCTGTAGCTCAATTCAATAGGATAAATGTTAAAAAGCCGTATGTGAAAGTGATGCATAATGGTATTTGTCTTAATGCAATCACTAAAGAAAATCCATATTTATTCACTTCACTACCTAGCGCATTTTTACGTCCATTAGGTAGCAAATACCACAAATAATGACAAAGTATTTTAGATGCATCAAAGATTTTAAAATGAGAAACGGAGAGCTTAGGCACCGTAAAGGAATTATCTATCCTAAGAATGGCGATGAAATGCCATGTCAAGGAGAATCACAACACTCTTTTGACGAAAGGACTAAGGGATTTAAAAAGCACTTTCAAGAGATTGAAATTGGCTCTCCTTTTGTTGAGGACATTTCAAACAAACTGAAAGAGGCAAATGATTGGCGTACTTATTATAAGAAAATGTCAATCGAACTATCTGACAAGGTGAGTAAATTGACTCAGCAAAATTTGGACTTAGCAGGTCGATGTAATGTACTCGAAGAAGAGTCTAGCTTGTGGAGAAAAATAAGGAAAAAAATTGTTGATTAATGAAAGTATTCCTAG